GCTGCCTATTCTAAGACAACCGTTTACCAACGTTCTTATGAAGCCGCAAAAAAAGATATTGAAAAAAGAGAGAACAATTTAGAAACATATTATTCACAGTTTGAAAAATCACTAAACATTTAAAGTTATGCCAAAACAAAAATCTATCACGGAGTTACAGGACGAAAAGAGAGGCTTAATCACTCGTTCAAAAGAAATCATAGCTGAGGCTAGAAAGGAAAACCGGCAGTTCTCCACAGAGGAATCAAAAGAAATGGGAGAAGCACAAACAAGAATGGCTGAAATCAACATTATGATTGAAGAGCAAGAATCTGAAAATAGAGGGAAATCAAAACCTCAAAAGACAGAAAGATACTCTTTGCGCAAAAGTATTGCTTCATTAGCTTTTGGCACACCACTTGACGGTGTTAATGCCGAAGTTAATGCCGCTTCAGCGAAAAATATGGAAGGAACAACTTCTAGAAATGCAATTTATCTTCCTGTCGAAAATCGTGCTGCTTTTACAGCAGCAACAGAATCACAAACTGGCGTTTTGATCGATCAGGAACAGCAAGAAATATTATTGCCTTTACAAGCTAATTTAGTTTTAGCGAACGCAGGAGCTAAATTTATGACCGGCTTAAGAGGTGATATTTACTGGCCGTCATACAGCGGCTCTAACGTAAAATGGGCGGGAGAGAATGAGGCTTCACAAGATGGTGCCGGAACTGTTTCAAAAGGAAAACTTTTCAAGCCGCACCGTCTTACAGCTTATGCTGACATCAGTAATACGCTTCTGATTCAGGAAAATATGAATTTCGAGGCTATTATCCGACAAACTTTAGCAGAAGCAATTGCTCAAAAAGTGGAAAAAACCGCATTTTCAGCAGATGCTCATGTTGACGGAATTCCAGACGGTCTATTCCTTACTCTACCTACAAACAAAGGAGCGATGAATTGGCAAAGAGTTGTGCAAATGGAAACAGACGCTGACGTTAATAACGCCTTGTTTGGAAACCTGGCTTACATCATGCGTCCTGAACTAATTGGGAAGGCCAAAACTTCTGTAAAAGACGCTTCGGGAGCTGGTGGTTTCTTATTCGGTAGCGATGGTAAAAATATGTTGAACGGTTATAAGGCATTACGTACAACGAATTTACCAACCGGTCTTCAAGAAGGTGCAGATGAACATGGTATCGTATTTGGTAACTGGGCAGATTTTTTCATCGGTCAATGGGGTTCAATCGAAATCAAAGTTGATCCTTACACACAATTACTGCAGGATACTACTCGTCTTGTCATTAATTCGTATTGGGATTTGGGCCCGATCAGAGATGAATCATTCGCAACCGCAACAATGAAATAATGTACATTGATCTTGAATTAGCTAAAAAACATCTTAATGTAGAGTCGGAATTTACGGATGACGACTCTTACATCGAGATGCTTATCGAAGTATCAGAAGAAAGTATCGCTAAAAATCTTTGCGTTACACGTGAAGGCCTGGCTACAATTGATGGAGGTACGGAAATTCCGGCGCCATTAAAACAGGCTATTCTTCTAACCATTGGTGGCTATTATGCTAATAGAGAGGAAATGACAGCCGTTCAGATGAGGCCTTTAGAACAAGGAGTTAAACATTTAATCTCTTTATATCGAAAATATCAATGATAAGATCAGGATCCTTAAAGGAAAGAATAATAATTGAGGCACCTATTACGACCGAAAATGAATGGGGGACGCCAACGAAAGAATATAAAGAGATATTCCGTTGTAGAGCTTATAGGAAGAAACAATCGGTCATGCGAGGTGATGAAAATGCAAAAGAATCCTTTTTAGGTCAAATGGCAATTCTGACAACTCGCAAATATCCGGATATAGTATACGGAAATAGAATAAGATGGGCCGGCTGTCTGTGGGAAATAAGAATGATAGAGACTTTATCAAATGAAATGGCATTAACGCTTAAAAAAATCAATCAATGAGCCTATATGACAGACATATTCAAGATTACATGTACGGTAAATACGTAGATGCCAGAATGGCCGGTAAAGGAAGGCTCTTTCAGTTGACAGTTAAAGGCGCAAATGAGATAGAAAAGCGTGTATCCGAATTAAGAAATGTTGAGGCTAGTAAAGTTATACGCGCCGGCCTTAAATCAGGCGGTAATTATCTTTTAAGAAAAGGTAAGAATCGTTTGAAACAAAGGAATTACGGTGCACATTTAAGTTCATCAGGTCGGCTCACATCAGCCGGAAAAGAAGCGTTAGCAGTACATAACCTATATAATTCATTCAAAGTCCGACTAAAAAGGAAATCGCTTGGAGCTTTGGTTGGATTTACTGGAAAAGGGCACCATTCTCACTTAGTCGATTTAGGAACAAGACGCAGACCACATCCACTTTCAGGAAATTCCGGAGTAATGCCAGGTTCACATTTTTGGAGTGATACTGCAGAGCAAGATTGGAAAGGTGCAATGGATAAAGTTTTAAGCTCTATTGACAGAGCAGTAAACAGAATAATGTTAAGGAGAGATTACTAATGAATATGTTCAAGATCACTTCGGAAATCAGAAGTATTTTAATTAACGATGAAAATATTTCTCAAGCAATAGGAAAAAAAATATTTCCGATTTTAGCTCCGGAAGGTACAGACGGTGATTTCATTGTATATCAGCGTGATGGTTTCAAAGAAGACAGGACAAAGTTCGGAGTAGCCAATCAATCTCCTTTAATTTTTGTAAGTGCGGTAAGTGCAGATTATGGAAATAGCATCAATCTTGCATCAATCATTTACGAAGCTCTTTCCGGAAGATATAAAGACCCTGATATGGAAATTCAGTTAGAAGATTCGACCGAAGATTATATAGAAGGGAAATATATACAAGTTTTACAATTCATAATTAAACAAAATTAGTATGGGAACAAAATTAGATTCAAGAACAGACCTCTACCGGGGAGAGCTTTTTATTTTCCTTGGTGACGATCCGATAGCCTTCGCATCAACGGCTACACTCGAAATTACAACAGAAGAAATCGACATCTCTAATAAGATGATGGGAGATTGGGCCGGCTCACTTCCGGGAAAGAAGAGTTATACGGTATCTTCTGAATCTTTGATGACAAGAAAGGAAGGCGCATTGAGCTATGATGCCTTACTGGAAAAGCAAATTGCCGGAGAAACCTTACCGTTTTATTTTGGTTCTGCAAAAGCAGCCGATCAGGACAATTTCGGAGGAACGTTTGAAAAGGACACAGCTCAGAAGAATTATACAGGTGAACTGATGATTACTTCTCTTTCGATTACATCAGAGAATAGCCAAATCGCCAAGTGCTCCAGCTCATTTAAGGGGATAGGCGGATTATCTCCTGTAGAACCTGTAGGCGTATAAAGTAAACTCAAAGTCAAATAAAAAGGCGGTCAATGATGGCCGCCTTTTTTAATAAGGAATAAAATGGAATTAAAAATAAAAGCAATTCTGAGATGGGAACAGATTAAAAATAAGTCCTTCTCCAATTTTGATTCTTCTGACATTGAAGATATAGAGCTCTTGATATACACAATGAGTGAGAAGAAAGTAACATTTGAAGTATTCAAAAATGCTTTAGGTGCAAAGATAAGAAAAGATATGTATTCTGATTTAAATAAATTAATGAAATACATAGCTCAATTCCAATCTGAAAATAACACCGAAGAAGATCCGGGCAACCAAAAAATAGGCGATATCATTTCAAGCTTAATTTTATCCGGGCTGGATCCGCACTATGCATTAAATGAAATGGAACTCTTCGATTTGCCTGTATTCATATCCGCTTATGAAAGAAAGAAAAAAGAAGAGATGGAAAATAGTAGGTTATGGACTTATTTATCAATGCTTCCTCATATTGACGCAAAAAAAATGAAAAACGGAGCCAAAGATTTAATGATTTTTCCCTGGGAACAGGCGGAAATAGACACGGAAAAAGAAATAAAAGATGAAGAAATAGAGAAGTTTGAGAATTTCATGAAAAACGGAAAAGAACTCTTTAAATAATAAATTATGAAAAAGTTAACATTCAGTATAGCTCTTAACCTAATAACAGATCAATTTAAGAGAGGTGCATCCGGAGTTCAAGGAGCATTCAATAAGATAAAAGGCTCAATCTTAGGTTTTGCCGCCACTCTTGGAATAGGCACAGTCGGAATAAGTAAGTTTATAAATGTATCATCTGAATTTGAAGCCGCAGTTAGTAAGTTATCTGCTATTTTAGGTACCACACCACAGAAAATAAAAGGGCTCACAGATAATGCCAAAAAACTTGGAGAAACCACAAAGTACACGGCAGCTCAGGCAACAAATCTTCAAATCGAATTGGCAAAACTTGGTTTTTCAAGAAAAGAGATTCTCTTGACAACTGAATCAGTTTTAAAATTTGCCCAAGCAACCGATGCCGAACTTGCAGAAGCTGCAGCTCTGGCCGGAGCCGCACTAAGAATGTTTGGAGCTGAGGCTTCTGAATCTAAAAGATACGTATCCGCAATGGCTATTGCTACAACAAAGAGTGCATTATCGTTTGCTTATCTTCGTGATGCACTGCCAACGGTTGGACCGGTAGCCAAGGCTTTCAATTTCACAATCGAAGATACTTTAGCTCTGCTGGGTAAATTAGCTGATTCCGGATTTGATGCTTCATCTGCAGCAACCGCAACAAGAAACATTTTACTAAATTTGGCAAACGGAGACGGAGCTTTGGCCAAGGCTTTAGGAGGTTCAGTAAAAACATTGCCTGCTTTGATATCCGGTTTACAAAAATTAAAAGAACAAGGTGTAGACCTAAATACAACCTTACAGTTGACCGATAAAAGAAGTGTTGCCGCATTCAATGCCTTTTTGACTTCCGCCGATAAAGTAATGACATTAAGAGAATCAATTACAGGCGTTGAATCTGATTTAGATAGCATGGCTAATACCATGGGAGATAATGTCAAAGGTGCATTCGCCGGCCTGGCATCTGCATGGGAATCAATCCTCATTAAATTATCAGAATCAACTAACGGGCCGCTAAAAGATATCATAAAATGGGCAACTCAACTTTTAAGAGATGCGAAAGCCGGATTCGCCGGAATAGTAGCTTTTATTATCACATTACTTTCCGGTAAATTACTCTCTTCTATAGCCGCATTTTTTTCCAAGTATTCTTTATTAATTACAAAGACACTAAATACTGCTAAAATAGCAGAAGAGCAAAAATTACTTGCAACACAAAAAAGAATAGAAGCTGAAAAAGCTCACGAAGCTACATTAACCGCATACAACACCAAAGAAAACGGTAAACGTTTAGCTAGCAAGGCACAGTTAGCCGTTAAAGAAAGACAGCTCCAAGCTTCAATATTAAGAGAAGAAAAGGCTATAAATAATGCCAGGTTAGCGTCTCAGAATGCTGCAGCTGTAAAGACTACAACGATATGGGGACGTGCCGCCGTAACCATTAAGTTAGCAATGGCAAGCGTAGGTACTACGGTAGCCGCTATGTGGTCAGCCATATGGCCGATAGCACTAAT